TGCAAGCTTTGTTAAAAGCTCAGTTGGCAAATGAAGGGTTTGCGTACGTGGATGGCCACTGCATACGGTACAAGGCAGACGGCACTAGGGCAAGTGGAGATATGAACACAGCCCTGGGAAATTGTGTCATCATGTGTACCCTGGTGAGGGAATATCTCAGGGAGCGTGGTGTGACAGCAGAGTTCGCTAATAATGGGGACGACTGCTTGATTTTCATGGAGAAGAGCGATCTATACAAGATTGCTGACCTGCCGAAGTGGTTCCTAGAGTATGGCTTTGAGATGGAAGTCGAGGCTCCCGTTTATGAATTTGAGGAGTGCGTCTTTTGCCAAATGCAACCGGTGTTAGTGGATGCAGCGGCGGACGTATGGATTATGTGCAGACAGGCTAGTGTGGCCATGGCGAAGGACGCCTTGAGCCTTTCAGTCAGCACAGAACTCGGATACAGACAATGGAGCTATCAGGTTGGGGTGGGCGGAAATGCGTTGTATGGTGACATGCCTATTTTTTGTGAGCTTTACAAGGCTTACAAGAGAAACGGTGTAGATAGCAACGTAGTTCATTCTGCCATCCTGGCTGATTCAGGCTTCCTACGCATGGCTAAAGAGCCTAGGGTTAGGGGAGAATATGCTGGCACAATCTCGGACGATACAAGGGTGTCGTTCTATAAAGCCTTTGGTTACCCTCCGTCTATGCAAATAGCGATGGAACGCGAAATAAGCACCATGAACTATAGTGGTGTCCATGACCATTGCAATAACATCAGCATTGGTTGTGGTTTGACGACAATTTAGCTAATATACTTTAGCGTTTTCAGGTCTCAGCGCATGGGTAGTAAGCCCATAACGTGGTGGCGGAAAGTTAGTTGGTGAGTGTGACACATGAGCCAGCAGACGGAGCCACGCTCCAGTAGGTTTCCTTGAATAACGACTAAAGAGCTATTGCGTCATGAAGCGGGATGAGCAGGCTGTTTGAACCACTAAAGGGAGTTGTAGAGATGACTAATAAGAATGGTGGTAAGGGTAAGGCCAAGGGAGTTAAGGTCGGTAAGAAAAAGGGTGTGAAGGTGGCTGCTATGAGCAAGAAGAAGGGAGGCAACGGGAAACCTAAGGTCCCAGCCTCCAATCTGGGCGTGGTGGTGAGGAATGCTTTCAACGCGTTCCATCCCATGCATCTTCCTCTTCACACTCCTACAGGGAATTATCTAACAGTTAAAACACGGAAAACGTTCAATTCGACCGACTATTTGTCTTTGTTCGGTCCTATGACTGCTTCCTCAACCAACGATTGGACCACGACTGCTGGTGTGTCGGTGGCTAGCGGGGCTAGTGTTATGAACGGTACTGTGTGGAAATTTTTAGGTTCTCCTCTGCCACACGGAGGGGGTACTGGTGAAGATGGACTCGTGGAGTGTGTGCCTGCGGCATACTCCATCCAGATTATGAGTCCGTCTTCAGTTACAAATGCTTCAGGGGTTGTTGCTATTGGTAGGTTGCCTGCCAGTATTGACATTCCTGGAGCTAGTGACACCAGAACCATTGCTTCGTTTTCGGACGCTATCTTGTCGTTCGGCACGCCTCGGTATGTCACTGGGGCTGCGTTGTGCCTGAC